GATTATATAATGCATTTCTAAAATAGATACTATATTTTGCTGATGTACTAATTAATGGTTGGAAATCTTTTCTAATTTTAACAGTTGTAATGTTTGATAAAATACTTGTATCAGCACTATCAATCAAACCTGTAACTTTTGAATATCTGAATACTGCGTCAAACTTTTGTAAAGTAGAAGCATTATAAGTTGTTAATGAATCAATAACATCTGCTTTTATAGTATCAGCAGTTTTTGCTGTTGCCTTTGCGTCATACTTAACATTTGAAGTAATTAATACAGAAGTTGTTTCTGGATCTTTTATAACTGGTCTTACTGAAGCAACGTTAAATGGTTTTAATTGAGTTACAATATCTGCTTTTGATGTATCTGATAATACTGTTCCTGATTTTGCTTTAATTGAAATATTTACAACACCGTATTGTGGAGTTTCATCATCTTCACCACCCCACGCACTTACTGATAATGCATTTGGATAAATTGATTTAACTAAAGTTTCATAATCAGTTGCTGTAACTGCTCTATCTTGAGCGGCATATTGTAAAGGTGCATTAAATTTTATTGATTGATTTGTTTCTGCAATTGCACCACCTTGAGAATTTGAATCAGTTGTTATAGTTACGTTATTAAATCCACCAATGTTTCCTGATAATGAAAATTTTGAAGCACCATTTGAATTTACTGTATTAGTTACAACATATTCTAATATAATAATATTACCATCTGATAATTTTTTACCTACAACACCATCACCAAAATAAATCTCATACTTATTATCTGAACCTTCTTGTATAAAATAAACTTTTGAATCACTTGCAACATTATTATAACCACCCGCTAAAGCATACACACCTTGCGTTGTATCTGTATTACTATTTTGAACGGTAACTTTTAAAGTTGAAGTATCTGCCATAGAACTAGGTATAACAAATTTCTGGTCAGTATCATTTACATCAACTGTATATTTAAATGTAACCAATGTTCCTTCATAAAGAGTTACATCATTAAATGTATAAACTCCATTTACTGGTGTAATTGTTGTATCTGCATTAGTTACATATTGATAATCAACTGTATCAACTGTAGTTGTAAAAATTGTTCCCTTCTGCATTGTAACCGAGGAACCTGTTGCGTTATTAACAACAATATCAATTTGTGCTCTTGGTGCTCTAGGAGATGTAGGAGTATATCCTAACATCTTTGCTAATGAAACAATATTTTTTCTAATATCAGCACTATCCAAATACATTTCATTAGTTGACATATTTGCAATGTATGACAAGTAGTGAGTATTGTAAGATAGTACATCTAATAAAATAGATAAACCAGCACCCTCAAAATCATAATCTTGAAATTGTGTTTGACTTTGTAAAAAAGTTTTTAAATTTACTTTGATTGCGTCAAAATCTAATTCAGATACTTCTAATTTATGTTGTGCCATTTTATCTTAACCTTTGTAAATTTATTGAAACTGAATGTGGGTGTGGAACACCTATAATATTAAAATGTATTTCTACTTCTAATCTATTATCATCTGCATTTTGGTTTCTCACATCTAAAACCGAACCAGATAAATTTTCTCCATTTATTATAATACCAGTTAACACAATTCTAGGTTCATTATTAACTAAACACTCTTCTATTTTTCTTTTTAAAAACATACTATTAACTGGGTTAAAATTTTCAAAAAGTAACCCTCTTATACCACATCCTAATTCTGGATGAAATGGTCTTTCATAAAAATTTGTTAATACTAGATTTCTTACAGACCTTTTTATTGCTATAGCGTCTTCAACCACATTAACGTCATTAGTAACTGGATGTCTTCCAAAGTCTAAATCTATATCTTTAAACTTCCTAGATTGCCTAGTACTAGAACTTTTAACGTGTTTTGTATAATCGTTTAAAAATGCTTGGTTGTTTTGTGCCATAACTGTAATATTTATACAGTTATCCCGCTCTTACTGTAGTAGAACCTTTAATTAATTGTCCTGCGTCTGTACTATCACCAATTCGTGATACAGGTAATCCTACAACTCTAACAGTAGAACTACCAACATTAACTTTTGCCACGTGAGGAGCGCAAGGTGGTGACGGTGGAAAAGGATGAGAAACAGTTTTATCTGTTTTTCTTGCTATTAGTATATTATTTGCTCGGACAGTAGATTGTGTTGGAGTATCTAATATAGTTACTCCAGCACAAATATGTCCTGTTGATAATTGGTCAGCTTTTCTACTGATACCTGGCATTACGCCAAGATCCAAATAGCTACTATAACTATCAATACCCAATTAGGTACTGAACTTTTAGTAAACCATTCTTTTACTTTTTTTGTGTCTATTGGTTCTATCATTTTACCTCTATTTTTCCTCCAGCAGACTCAATGTCTGCCTTTATCTTATTTGCTTCTTCTTTTTGTTGGTCTTCTGCGATTATAGAAGGACATTCTTCAACAAAAGTCTTTGCTTCAAGTAATCCCATATCTTTAAATGCTCTAACTGCCTTAATAACACCTATTTTCTTACCTGCGTCAAATCCTGTTAAGACTATTTTGAATAAAGAGTCTTCTTTTTCTTCTACTACTGCCGCTGGTGTATTTGTTAATGCGTTTAAATCTAAACCCCAAGTTTTCTCTAACTTTTTTGCTAACTCACCTGCTTCAACAACTGTTAATTTGCCTAATTGTTCAACTAACGTATCTATATTTGACATTATTATCTTCCAATCTTATCTCTTCTACCAATAGGTAGTTTTTGCCACTTGGTCATCTCTTGACCTTTCTTACTTATCCACTCAATATAGATTAATGGCGTTTTAACTTTATTTTGAAAAGATTTAACTGCCTTTTTCCAACTTGTAGCAGTTACTTCTTCGTTTATTTCTTTGTTATCTGTAAACTTAAACTTTTTTTCTTTTGACATTCTGTTTATTCCTTTTCACTTTACATTTTTTATCATCACATCTACAATATTTACAGATTTCTATGTTTCTAGCTTCCATCATTTCAAATTTGGGTTCTCCACAATGAGATTCCCTACCACAATTATTGCAATACGTCATAATATATTATTTATACTAAAAATTACAAGTGTAAAGCGCTTCACGACTCGGAAATTTATCCATATCGTAAGAAAATCTGCAATTATGTACGTTTCCACAAGAAACGAGAACAAAAAGCGAACAAAATATTAGTAAAACCTTGATTTTTCTCATTTTTTTTGAATTTTTCCCTTGACTTTCCTAAATTTTTAGTGTATATTTAACGTATAAGTTGAAAAGGAGAACATTATGAAAAAAATACTTGAATATTTAACAATTATTTTATCAATAGGAGGAACTTTCTGTCTAATCGGCGCTGTCGGCGCAATTGACGGCGGTTATAAAGGAATTCCTATGAACGATAATTGGTTTTTATGTGGTACTTTGTCATTGTTAGGAATTGCTATGTTTATTTTAGCTCTATACTCGCAAACGTTGTATTCTGAACAAGACTAATTACCTAGTTTAAACAATCCACCATTATTTACTTCTTTAGGAGGTATTAAAGTCGCAACTAGGTGGACTCTTGAAGTTTCACCACCATTAAAAAAGTTGTGATATTTCGTATTATCAGTAATATAACCATTTCCATTAGCTGGCATATGAAAACTATCATCTTCAATAACCATTCTACTACCACCATTTGTTATCATTGGGATATGTAATCTCTTTTCTGGATCACGGTGCCAAGATAAACAACTTCTAGGTGGTTTCATTAGAAAACGAACACGACCTAACTTAAATCTTAATGTTAAATAATCGTAAAGAGTCTCAATATACGTGCCTTTAAATTCTGGACAAATTTGGGTGTATTCTTCTTCTTTGACTTCTTCAAGTCTTTGTTCCTCGGTACCTGTATTGTCAGGATAGGTCCAATAGATTCCACGGATATTACCACCAGAGATTGATTTGGGGTCTCCAGGTTTACGGTTGATACATATAGCATTGAAATCTATATTATCAGGATTGTCTGTAGAAAAACCTTTTGATTCTCTAAACTGTTCATAACACGCTATTAACTCCTCTAAATTTATCTCTAGGTCTTCTATCAATTGATAGTGTTTACTCATAACAATACTATTTATGAGTATTACTGTCTATGATGTCTTACTAAACGTCTTGCTCCGTAAGTTATCATATAATCTGCACCTGCTCTTTTAAATACGTGATATGTTTCTTCTAAACTACCAGGTGCCCCTATACCTAACCATTCTCCAGATGTTTGATATACACCTACAGGTTTCTTTGTAATATTTTTTATTGGTTCAATTAAGTCTAAACTTGTTATACCAGGTTTTACCATTAATTCATCTGCGCCATCATCTGAATACTTTATAGACCTTGCAATCGCCTTATGTCTATCGTGGATATCTAATTGATAAGGTCTATGAATACCTTTTGATATTTTCATTGCATTACGCCAACCTCTATAAAATGTTGAACGAAATTTTGTACTATAACTCATAACTTCTATATTACCATCTTTCAATGATTTAATATTCTTAACTGTATTGTCTTGACAATCACTTGGTGCTATTGTAGCACCTGACGCTGTGTAAATTGATTTTGCATTATCTAATAATAGTTTGTCTGTTCTTTCTTGGTCGCCCATAATACAACAATGTCCATCTTGCGTGTATGAACATAAACAAACATCTACAATTAATCTACAATGTGGTTGTATATCTTTTGAAAGACTAGCGGCAGTTACACATACTTGGTCAAACTTATGAGCGTCTATATGTTCATCACCTCTATGACTACTAGATTTTTCACCTAACTTAAATTCTGGTATATAGAATAAAAGAAATTCTTTTACGCCTAAATCAATATCTTTCTTAACACGTTCATTAATTTCTTTCCACGCATTAAAGATTTTATTGTCTTCACCTAGTCCAGTATCTCTTGTAGAATAACTGGCAAATATCGGTTGTATTAATCTCATTAAAATAATTTCCCAAGTTTATATACTCCCCATAAAGCAACAAAGACAAATAAAGCACTTAATAATCCACCTTCAAATAAAGCAACTAGTGTAACACCTGCCCACAATACATAGAACACTAAAGTTTTCCAATTCATAAAGAACCAAACTAATCCTAATCCAATTACTTTTAAATATTCTTT